TGGCGGCTTCTTGTTGCGGTGAGGGTGTAAAGCTCATGCGTGTCTCTCCCAACAGCGGGCCGCGTAGGGGCAGACGCGGCAGAGGTAGAAATCGGCTTGTGCGGCGATGCGGGGTGGCAATTCGCGGGCCTCGGCAGCGCGGAGCACATCAACCGCGCGATCGGACAGGCGCTGTGCCTCGGCGGCGTCAAAGGGCACTGCCTCATGATGCAGGGCCAGGCTGTCGCGATTGACGGCGGTGAGTAGCGCCACCTCCAACTCGAAATAGGCCATGTAAAGCTGCACCTGCGCGAAATAGATCGGCTTTGATTGGCGCAGCCCGTGCTTGACCAGATCGGTCCAGGATTTCTGGCCAAGCGCTTTTGATTCCCAGAGCGCCGGCCAGCGAATGCCGATATCGGGCCCGGCGACGATCACACCATCGGCATGGCCACGCAGCTTGCCGCCGGCGGCGGTAAAGCCGAATTGCGTGCCCTCGGCATTGCGGTCGCGGAGGTCAAAGCCCGCCTGTCGCAGCCAGCGAATGGCAAGCGCTTCTATCTGATGCCCGGCATCAAAGATGCGTAGAATGCCCGCGGTGAAGTCGCGCCCGGTGTCCTTGGGCGTATGCGTCACCTCATAGACAAGCTTGCGTGCGCATTCCTCGCCAATGCGGCTGCCGCCCAGATAATCGCGTGGTGCCTGACGTTGGTTGCGCGCGGTGATGGCCGCATCGATATGGGCATTGACGCACGCGGTGGTATCGGCGCGGCCATCGGCGGCAATGCCATAGATCAGCCCTGAGTGGTGGTTCAGATCAAGCAGCATGCGTGCCTCCAAAAGGGATCGGGTCGTCGAAAGGATCGCGCTCAGCGACTTGGCGTTGCATGGCGGCTTGAAAGCCATCCACGCAGGCTTCGATGATGCGATCGATCTCGGCCGGGCTGCGGTCATGAAAGGCGACGAGCAGGCCAAGTTCCTGCAGCACCTCTGCCAGCGGTCGGCGCGCGGCCTTGATGGCGGCTTCCTCCAAGGGGGTCTTGTCGATCATGCCGCCCATCCGCCGCGCGAGCGCGCTGCCCGCTTTTGAACAGGCCATGCTGCAAAAGCGGTAATGCGGAAATTCTCCAATGCGCAGTTGGTGGATGTAGCCAAAGCCCCGTGCCTCACGTGCGCAGAGCGCGCAGGTAAGGCGCAGCACCTGATCCTCGGGCGTGCAGCCCGGCAGTGCTGTTGGGGGCTTGGCCGCGACGCGCGGTGTTGCGCGGCGCGACCAGCGGCGGGGCGGCATGGGCGCATTACCCGTTCAGCCAGGCAGGGCCGCCATTGGCAAAGGCCGGGCTTGCGGCGGGCGGTGGCGCCGGTTGCGCGGCGGGCGCTGCCTGTGCGGGCGCTGCCCAGGCTGGCGCCTGTTCGGGCGCGGCTGCGGGGCTGGGCGCGGGTTGTGAACCCCAGGCCGGTGCGGCAGCGGCTGGCACGCTGGCCGTCGCACGCGGCGGTCGCGGCGTTGGCGCGGCTGGCACGCTCTCACCGGCCATGACCTTGGTGTATTCGGGATCGCTCGCCAGCAGCACCCGATCGATCTTGTTGGTCTCAGAATACCGGGCGTCACTTGCAGGTTCGACACGCAGCTTGGCGCCAAAGGTAATGCCATGCAGGTCGGACAGCCCGCGCAGCATGCGCTTGCCGCGTGCCACTTCGCTCATATCCTGCGGATCGAGGCCCAAGGCGCTGTCGATCATGGCGCGGAACATGCCCTTGGAGATCTTCCAGCCGATCGAGACGCCATTATCGTCGAGCTTGCCGCCCATCACGGTGAAGGTCTGCCAGAATTTCCGCCGCGCCAGCGGGCCATCCGTGATGGTGAATTCGCAATCCAGCATGCGCACATCGCTGCTGGGCGATTTCGCGCCCTTGAGCAGCCCGCGATCTGCTTCGCCAAGGCCATCCAGCCCGCCGCGGCGGATCTGCATGGAGATTTTGACAAAGCTGCCATCTGGCAAGATGTCCGTATTGCGCGGCAATTCCGCATCATTCATGTCAAGCATGGGTGCTTCCTTTCGGCTCAAGCGGTGGGGGTGGTGTTGATTTTGTGGAGCAGGGCCGCGAGATCGGCGGGCTCGGTTTCATCCAGCCGGCCGGAGCGATCCTTCGCTGGCAGGCCGAAGCTATTGCCGGCACGGCAGACCAAGCGCCGCTCGCTGCCGCGTTCGGGGTCGTGGCGCCAGGCATCGCCCTCGCGCTGAAACAGGCCCATGGAGACGACCTGATCCACAATGCCCGGCAATTCGCGCGCGGCTTTGCCGCCTTCCATTTGCGGCTGCCAGGTGACGCGGCCGAATTCATCGGTGACGCGTTCCAGAATGCCGACCATGATGGTGGTCTTGCCGGGGGCGTGCTGCAGGTGCTTCAGCAGCCCGATCACTTCGCGCGCGAGCAAGCCGTAAGCGCCGCGCGTGTCGGGTTTGCCGGTCTTGTCGGAAAACGCCTCGGGCCGCGTCTTGGCCCAGGCCATGGCTTGGCGCGTCAGGTCGGTGATGCTGTCCAGAAAGACGATGGACTTGCCGGCGATCAGTCGCACCAGATCGGGATGTGCGGTGGCGAGGTGCTGGTAATGCGCCTCGGAGAAAAACCCATTCGGATCGGCGGCCGGGTTCACGCCGCCAATCAGGCAGGCGATGGCAATCGCATCGTCAAAGCGGCGAATGGGGATGCTGTCGCCCCGCCAATCCTGGACGGATTTCAGACCGGCTTCGAGGTCGATGCAGATCGTCTCGGCAGCGGGCAGTGTTTTGAGCTGGGACGTCTTGCCGACACCACTTGGGCCAAACAGCGCCAGTGTGGTTTTATTGGCCGCGCGCGAAAGGCGCTCATCAGCAGTGACAATACGCAATGCCATCAGTTTAGCCCTTCGCTGCTGGAGTGGGGGCCGGCCAATGCTCTGCCATCACGCTGTGCGGTTTCGCTGAGCAGCGTCAGGCGATAGGTCGGGCGGCCGGTTTGGACGGTGCGTGCCGGTTCGAAAGCTTTGCGGATGCGCTCGGGCCAGGCGGTATAGGCGCGCTCTGGAACCTTGAAGGTGATCTCAAGGTAGTCGAGCGGGTTCTCACCGCCAGTGCGGATTTCCTCTGCCAGCCGCGCAAGCCGGGCCTGGTCCCATTCGACCTTCTTCGACAATTCGGCGGTGATTTCCACCGAGCCATCCTGAAAGCGCACCGTGCCGGTATCCTTGCCGGCCATGGCGCGTGCCGCGATGGCGCGCTGCTGGTAGCGAAGGGCAATCGCACTTTCGATCCAGGCCTGCATGCGCTTGGCAGCATCAGCCGCCTCGCGGGCATCTGATTGCAGCAGTGCGAGATGCTCGGCTGATAGCGCGACGATATCGCCGAGCGGCATGTTGCGGATTGCTTCAAGCGTTGGGCGGTTGGGGAGCGCGTGCATCAGGCGATCCCCCGCTGTAGCTTTTGCAGCAACGCTGCGGAGGCCATGCCGCGGCTATTCGTGCTGCGTGGCCGCACCACCAGGATATAGGCGAAGCATTCCGTATCCATGCGTCGCTGCAGCAGGTGGCAAAGCCCGGCCTCGGCCATGGCAAGGGCGCGACGCGCGACCAATTCCAATTCGTCACGGCGTTCGGGCAGAAGCTTTGTCGCAACCTTGTCCCGATCACGCGCCAGCATGCCGATATGATAGGTAATGGCATCACCGGCGGCCGCATCGGCAAAGCGATCGCAGAGGGTGTTTTCGTCCAAGACAAGATCAAGCAGCGCTGCCAGATCAGCCGCGTCAGCGCGCGGCGCTTGATCTGGATTTTGCGGGAGCATCATGTGGTCCTCCGTGATGATGTGGGTCTCAGATGATGTGGGTCTCACTGAGTAATTACGTATTTGCGCACCAAAAATTCTCACGACCTCAAAGACACAGTCGCGGCGCGGTGTGTGGTGCGCGTTGCGCATGGCGATGCACCCATGATGCGCAGCCAGCAGCGCAGTTCCTGCAGGTCGCGATAGAAGGTGGCGGTGGAAACATTGCTCGCCGCGCGCGTTGCCGCGATGTCGCGATGCGTAAAGATGCTGCGCAGTAATGCGCGCTGCGCTTCGGGCATTTCATCCGCCGCGCGCGTCATGGCGAGATGGGCATCCAGATCATGCGCCGGTGCGGCAAGGCTGCGGAGGATCCCGGCGGCCTCCTTGCTGTCCAGCGAGATGGAGGGCGGAGCGCTTGGGCGGCGCGCCTGATCGGCGATGGCTCGCCGTGCGATGATGGTGACAAAGCCGCCCCAGGAACCGCGCGCCGGGTCGAAATGGCTGCTGGCCTGCAGAAGGGCGAGCAGGATGTCCTGGATCAGGTCATCCCGGTCAGCAGCGGCGATTCGGCTATTCCGCGCTGCCTTGGC